ACTGATATCCTCCTTCTGATTGAGGAGCGCCACGAGGATGGCGTCATCAATGAGCTGGATAAGTACCGCACTAAGGGGGGTAAAACGAAGCGTACATAATGATACCTCCGCTCAAGACCCCTTAAATCGCTGATTGTCGGGACGTTCGTGGAGACGATAGGCAAGTGCGCCTGCAAAACGAAGCGTTACATTTGTGTTACTTTGGTGTTACTTTATGGGCGTTCGGACGACGTTAGACGGCGCTTGATGTTACATGGGGAGATAGATAGCTCGGGAAGGGTCTAAATAACGCGTCAGACGGGCGCAAACGCTGATAATAGGCGGGTATAGCATGTATGTAGTGCTGTGCCCGCCTATGCTGTATTATGTCCATTGTCACCACCCTATCTGGACGTGTGTCTCGGCTCTGTTTTTGTCTGGTTTTGGTATTTGGGAATTCACTTGGACGTTGCTCAAGGGAATTCAAGTGGGTAGAGTTTGGGAATTCACTTGGGAATTCAAAACGGCTCTAAAATGGGCGTGAGTTTATGGGGGTAATACAAGATTGCCCCCCTTTTTTGCGCCTTTTTTGCGTGAGTTAAGGGGGGTATGATGTATAGAATTATGGGTATTCTGCTGATTTTGAGCGTGTAATGCTATTGGGGTGGGGTGTTTAGTCTTTTGACGAGTTCAAAAAGCTGTTCATCTCGTTTCAATACGAGCCCCCGCAAGTAAGCGACTTCCGATTTTAGCAGCTGTATCACCTCTGATGGGTGTGGGTCACCACTAGTCTCTTCCCTTTCTATGTCTGCGAGGGCTGCGCGCTCCTCTACGTTTTCGGCTATACTTCTCTCTGGAGTGATTGGAGCGCCTGTTCCACGGAGGATAAAATCAGCATTTACGTCAGGATATATGGCTAATAATCTAACCAGAACCTCAGAGGAGACTGCGGATTTTATGTTCTCCCCCTTGTAGTTTCCGTATGTTTGCCCGATCGACTCGCAAAAATCCGCAAGTCTAATACCTTTTATCTTAGCCACATACAGTATCCTTTCCTTCACGAAGGCTAATTTACTTTCCAAAACTCTTGTATGGTTAGAATTTTATCCTTTACTTTGCATTGTTGTAAGACGATTACACCGCTGTAAAGATAAACGAAATGAAATAGACGACCTGATATGATTACTGCAAAAAAAAGATCTGAAATCCTTGAGGCGCTGCTCTTAGCGCTCTACGAAGGAAAGAGCGTAACGCTCTGCACCGATGAGCCAGGATTCGGCATCCGCCACATCGACGACTGCGACCCTATCCATGAAGTAGCCTTCCTCGCAGAAGGCCTCGAGCTCGAGGCGGAAGATGAGCCCCTGCCACATTGGGGTGATCAGCTCCCCGAAGGCGCAGAGATGTACAGCCTGCTCCGCCATGGAGAGGATGGCGAAGTCTACGTGTATCAGATAGCTATCGATTAGTAAACACAGGCATCCCCGAGGTTGGCGCCTCGGGGAGCCATAAAGACACAACTATAATATGGAAAGACAAATCCGACTTACCACCGAAGACCGCCGTGCTATCCAGAAGGAGACGGGGCTCACAGACGGAGCGCTAAGCCTCGCATTGACCTTCCGTCGGCATGGGGAGCAGTCCGAGCGCGCTCGCCAGCTCGCTCTTGAGCGCGGGGGGATGGTCTACTGCACCGCCCCTGAGTGTGAGACGATACACGATGCGGAGGGCAAGATGGTTCAAACGTTCACTAATGGCGCAGTCATTACCGTTGACAAAGCTTCCAGTGAAGCTACCCTTGAGTATGGTGGTAAGCTTGTCGCCACCTATCACAATGTCACACTGCAGATGCTCTCGCTTATACAGGCGACGGCGTCGGAGCTAAAATAATTGCCATGCTTCAGCACTACGGAAAAGCGACGGTTATCGACCTTGCCGATCTTATAGAGGATAGGCGGACTGCCGAAGATCAGTCCGAGTGCTTGGCACCCGTGATTAGCGCCTACAACTACCGCAATATGGTGAATCGAGGGCGTATAAAGGTCCTTCGTAAGGGAGGCGGTAAGGGTGGCAGCGTCCTTGTCGACTACGATAGCCTGCCTTTGGAGCTTCGCGACAAGGTAGATCAGCGCCTCGGTGGCGATGCCGTCCATGTGGCAACGCTCCGCAAGTGGTTCAGCGACCACTACCGCCGCGATCGAGGTGCTATGGAGTACTACCCGAAGCGTCTGAGAGAGCTAAACCTCTCGCTTCCGCTCGAGCGCATCGCTCAGCTGACGGAAGAATACACGGTGAATGCCTCTGTATTGATGGCTGTGAAGAACCTCCAGGCCGATATGCGCCTCCTCAAGCGCGTTATGGGAGGCAAGAAGACCATCAGATGGGAGCAGCTCGCCAGCGCTATCGGCTACTACCGTCAGGAGGTCGGGCATACGCTCCCTCAGAGTGCAGCGCGCTTCCGCAAAGCGATGCGTGAGTTCGATGAACGTGGCTACGAGAGCTTGATCAGTAAGAAGTTCGGGAATCAGCAGACGAGAAAGGTGGATCGCGACACGCTTTACCTCCTCCTTGCTCTCGATAACGACGACATGCGCCCATACAATAGTACGGTGGCTGAGCGGTACAACCGCTTCGTGGAGGGAGAGCTGACGGTCTACAACCCTGAGACGGGTGAGCTGTACGACCCGACGCCTTACAAGCCTCTCAGCGAGACGACTGTGGCAAACTACCTCTCCACCCCCGAAGCGAAAGCCCTGCGAGGAAAGGTCCACGACGACTATCAGACGTGGCGTGGGAAGAACCAGCCCTTTGTGCTGCGTAAGCGTCCGACGATGTCGCTCTCTAAGATCTCCCTCGACGACCGAGACCTTAAACTCAAGGTCAACTGGAGAGAGCAGGGGGTCAGTGAAGTGGTCAGCTTGAAGATCTACGTAGCGTACGACCTGGCGAGCCAGGCGATCATCGGCTACGCCTTCAGCGGGAAGAAGCGGCACGACATCTTCCTCGGGTGCTTGCAGTCAACCTTCCGCACGCTCCTCTCCCTGGGGCTTCCCTGCCCCTATGAGGCCGAAGTGGAGCAGCACCTGGTCTCCGACTTTAAGGATACGCTGATGCGCCCTGGTGTGCTATTCCCTGAGCCCAACTTCCTCGCTCCTGGTAACTCGCAGGCGAAGGGTGCGGAACACATGAACCGCCTCTTCAAGTACCAAACGGAAAAGGAGTACATCCCCAATACAGGACGTCACTATGCCCGCCTGGATGCCAACCAGACGAGTGAGGAGAAGAGCTTCGACGAGCACAACGACCGCTTCAAAGCTAAGGTATGGGCTTATGAGGATGCTGTCGCCTTCTACGAGGGGCTTATCTACGAGTACAACCACTCCCCTCACAGCAACACCGCCTATTGGGGTGGCCGCACGCGATGGGAGGTCCTTCAGGAGTCAGTGAACCCTCAGCTGGCAGAGATAGACGTCCACAAGCTGGCGACTCTCATCGGAGAGCACCGCTCAACGTCCGTCCGCCGTGGGCATATCAAAGCCAACTACCGCAGCTTCGCGCTCTCTCCCGAGGGGATCAGCAAGCTGAAGGACCGCAACGGAAAGGTTGATGCCTATTGGTGGGAGCAGGAAGAGGGTGAAATGAACGAGGTCTACATCTACGAAGGTGGGCGCTTCATCGAGACCGCCTGCGAAATCCAGCGCATCAACGAAGCTAAGGCCGAGCAGACCGACGAAGACCGCCACCAGCTGCACATGCAGCTGCAGCGCGTGAAAGCCTTTGACGCACACATCGCTGAGCGCCTTCCGAGCAAGGCACGCCTCCTCAAGGAAGAGACGCACAAGACGCTCACCGAACTCAAGCCTGTCGAGGTAGTCACGATGAAGCGTGGCGACGATGGCGAGCTGCTCGACAGCGACTACCTGCAGAGCAGTCCTGAAGAAGCCCGCATGCGCGCTATGGCAGACTTATAACATCATACGAATACTAATTAAATCGGATTGAAATGAAATACAATGGTAAAGAGTACTGGACTCGTGAGGAGCTCATTGAGGCATTTGACGCAGATGGATTCAATGAGAGGAACAAGATAGGAGGCTTTGGCTTAGCTCTATTCATCCCCGACCTCTACGATGGACTAATCTATGCAGAAGAGAACTTCAGCAAAGAAGTTATGTCGAGCCTAACGATGCAAACGTTCAGCCCAGACTAATATGAAGATGACAGTGATATTTGAGGCTTGCTATATGTGGACTGATCTCATAGAAATTCTTGGCGAAGAAAGAGCCAGGCGACTAAGAAAGAGAGGATCCTTTGGTAAGGCTTATAAAAGTGATAGCGAAGAGGTCTACTTCGAGGAGAAGCAATTCTCTCGGTGGGCAAAGAAACTAATAAACCGACACTAGAATGAAGAAGAAAGTAAAGAAGAAGGTGAGTACCGTTGTCTACTCAAAGGAAGGGCTTATATCCATTTTGGGGGTAGATAAGTACAACGAGCTGAATAGCAGCAACGAGTTTGGTGTGGAGGAGTCCTTACTTAGCGGAGATATGCTCATAACCATCTTCAGGGAAGCTCGATTCACCGAAACCGCCCTAAATGCAGTATGCCATGCAACTAAGTAAAGAACTCAAAGAACGCACGCTCACGGCGATCCTCGCCGACAGAGCGAACTACCCCAGCGACAGCAAGCACGCTACGGCTATCGGGATCTCCACCTCTGTCTACTCTACGATCAAGAAGGGGAAGCTCGACAAGCAGCTGAGCGACTCAGCGTGGCTCAGCCTTGCACGCCGACTCAATGTACCCCTACGCGGGGAGATCGAGTGGAAGGTGGCGAAGACTGATACCTACTCTTACATCACCAGCCAGCTGGAAGCCTGCCAGGAGCGCAGCCTTAGCGCCCTCCTCTGCGACATCCCTAATATCGGGAAGACCTTCAGCGCTCGCCACTATGCCCGCACGCACAAGCACGTCGTATATATCGACTGCTCGCAGACGAAGACGAAGGTCCGCCTGGTCCGCTCCATCGCTATCGGCTTTGGCTTGGATGCTAAGGGGCGCTACGAAGAGGTCTATGCCGACCTGGTCTACTACCTCAAGGGGCTGGATAATCCTCTGATTATCCTCGATGAGGCTGGGGACTTGCAGTATGAAGCCTTCCTCGAGCTCAAGGCGCTGTGGAATGCTACGGAGCGCGCCTGCGGATGGTATATGATGGGCGCTGACGGCCTGAGAGCCAAAATCGAGCGTAGTATCGACTGCTGCAAGGTCGGCTATACGGAGCTCTTCAGTCGCTTCGGGGATGCTTATCGTAAGGTCACCCCGCAGGATGGTGAGGAGCGTAAGAGCTTTCTATTGAAGCAGGCGGTAGAGGTCGCTAAGCTCAACGCCCCCGAGGGGGTCGATGCCGTCAGTCTCGCCCGAAAGTCGGGCGGGCTCAGAAAGGTCTACACGGAGATCGAGAAGCTGAAACTGCAAGCGGGGGCGTAAGATGGCACGAGCATACTCCGCCAGCGAGGTGCTGGCAAAGAAAGTCCCTTCGATCCCCTTCGAGGGGCGCTGGAGGGAGGCCTTCGGCGAGCCTGGAAGGGCGGGGGTGTGGCTCATCTGGGGACAATCGGCAAACGGCAAGAGCTCCTTTGCAATGCAGCTCGCTCGAGAGCTCTGTAAGTACGGCAAGGTCGCCTACAACTCCCTCGAGGAGTCTATCGGGCTCTCCTTCCAAGAGAATATGGAGCGGTGCCAGATGGGCGATGTCGACGGGCGCTTCCTAATCCTTGACCGTGAGAGTATGGAAGACCTCAACATACGCCTTAAGAAGCAGCGCAGCCCCGACTTCATCATCATCGATAGTCTCCAATACACAGGACTCAACTACAACGACTACAAGCGCCTTAAAGAGGCGCACCCAAAGAAGCTCTTCATCTTCATCTCACACGCCGACGGGGATAAGCCCTACGGCTCGACAGCTACCAAGGTGCAGTACGACGCTGACATGAAAATACTCGTGCAAGGCTACCGCGCCATCTGTAAGGGGCGATTCATACCCGAGGCTGGTAAGCACTACAGCATCTGGGCGGAAGCAGAGGTGAAGTATTGGGGATTAGAAACGGAAACCGAATGCGAAATCAATACTAACTAAATCAATAAGAATATGACCTACGTAATGGTTGGCGCCCTTGTTGGGCTAGTCACTCTACTCCTCACGAATCTACTATCCGTGCATCCGCGCAGTGAGGAGATCAAAAGGCTTCAAGCGGAGAAAGACGCTCTTAAGATAGATCTCTCACGAAGCTTGATGTTCTGCCAGCTATTGAAGTCGATGAACGAGCTGGACGACGAGACGCTGGATAAAAAGGAGGAGGAAATCAACAAGCTACGTCAGCAAAATGAGGTACTCCATCAAGAGATCCAGGAGCAGTTGGCTAATCAGACGGGAGAGGAGTAATGGCACGCACTAACTACGCTGCATTCTACGCTCTCTTGAAGAGCATGCCAGGCGCATCAAAGGAAGACCTCGTCCTGCAATGGACGAACGGACGTACAGCCTCCCTTAAGGAGATGAGCGAGCGCGAGTATTCGCTGATGATCCGACAGCTCCGCCAGCAGGTAGATAGCCTCGAGGAGAAGAAGAAGGCACGATCGGCTGTACTAAAGCAATTCCAGCTCTATGGAATAGACACCACCGACTGGGATGCTGTTGACCGCTTTTGTTGCAACGCTCGTATCGCAGGTAAGCCCTTCCGATACCTCACTATCCCTGAACTGAAGGCGCTCCGTGTGAAGATGCTCTCAATACGCAATAAGGCAGAGTTGAAGGGCTATGAGCAGCGCAGGGCGGCGTTAGGTGCCGAGATCACCAAAGGACAACTACCTAACTAATGACACATGGGACGAATAGACAAGGCTGCCAAGCGTCATCTTGAGCAGTCCTACCAGCAGGATATCGAGATGTACGAGCAGGAGCGAGACGAGCTCCTTAAGCGAATACGAGCCGACACGGCGACGCCAGCAGAGCGAAGCAGATATACTGCGCTCGGATGGAAGATTGAAGCGGTGAAGCAGCGCATGGACAAGCGCTACCGCGATGGAGTAGAATCACCCATTAAAATCATGCAATAAGATGGAACAACAAGAAAACAAGATGGTGGAAATCACCGAAGAGCAGCTGGCAGAGTTTCAGCGCCTCAAAGAACAAGAGCAAGCACGCGCAGAAGAGCAGCGTGCCAAGAATGAACGCGAGGACTTCCGCAAGCTCTGCGAGGAGACGGTCTCAGAGACGTTCGGAGAGCTGAAGGCTGCGAATGAAGTTCTCAAGCGTGCGAAGATGCGCGTACTCTCAGCCTTCAGCTCGCTTCTGGAGCTTAAAATCTCACTCATCGGGGGGAAGGAGCAGGGGCAGCACACCTTCCGAAACGAGGAGGCTAATCAGCGCATCACAATCGGGAAGTACAAAAAGGTCTCCTATGACGCAACGGCGGACGCAGGTATCTCCCTAATCGAAGAGTCACTCGCATCGATGGCTGATGGCGAGAAGTCGCAGAAGCTCGTGCGCATCATCCTCGATCTCCTCTCACGTGATGGCCGCGGTCAGCTTCGGGCGGAGAACGTCATCCAGCTCGACAAGTATGTCGAAATGGTGGCAGACCCACGCTTTGCACGAGGCGTGACCATCATTAAGGAAGCCTTCTTAGCCGAGTGGACGCGTGTCTTCATCCGTGCTGAAGAGAAGGACGAGAAGGGCAAGTGGGTGAACATCCCCCTATCGATGGTCGAAGTATGACGTACACTCTCACACAGCAGCTCTCCCACGGCGAATTGTGGGAGAGCTGGGATCCCACCCGCACCGAAGATGAAAACGGATGCCATTTGCTCGCCTTAACCCCAATGGGTCTGGCTTCGCTCCGAACAATGGGCGAAGAGCGAACGTGGATAATAGAGGTTGGCTGGTCATTTCGGAAGTTCTCCGCATCCAGCGAAGAGAAAGCGATATATATAGCTACAGAGTGCTACCGCCGAACAGAGAGAGCAGTCGTAAAAGCATATATTGAGGGTCTTAAAGTTAATCTCGAGAAGATTGATGAACACGGCTCCGTATATGTGGGGGGCTATATGATTCGTAAAGGCGTGGAACTTGTGGATTTACCCCGTGACCGAGAGCCGACCGAAGAGATTCAGACACGAGATGTCTATGTCCTTAGCCTAAGAGGTAGTGAGTTGGGGAAAAACACTGACTACCATGTGTGGGAAGATGAGATCACTTCAGCCTTCCAGTACGAGTTGCTGAAGGCTCTTAACCTAGTATAAGAAAAGTATGAATAAATGGTATTTGTGCACTGTCGCCTATGAGCGACAGGGCGATGAGATTGGCCTTAGAAAGGTCTCCGAAAGCTATCTGGTGGATGCCCTCTCCTTCACGGAGGCTGAGGAGCGTATCATCAAGGAGGTAACACCCTTCGTTTCGTGCGGTGTACTCGAAGTGGTGAACATCCGCCCAATGAGATTGGCAGATATGCTGATCAGTAACAACGGTAGCAGCTACTACCGCGGGAAGGTCGACTTGATTACGCTGGATGCGAGCTCTGGGCATGAGCGTAAGACCTCCGTGGCAATGGTGGTCAGAGAGGACTCCTTGCTCTCAGCCGCGACGCTTCTGGAGTCCCACCTCAGCGAGAGCCTTTCATCATATGAGATTGTCAGCATCGCAGACCTCGGCATCCTCGATGTGTATCAGTATGTCGCACCTAAAGAGACGGACGTATGATTATAGCTGTTGACTTCGACGGCACACTCTGTGAGAGCGCCTATCCAAATATCGGGGGTGTGATGCCAGGTGCGAAAAAGAGCCTCGAAGAGCTCCGCGAGAAGGGTCACTACATCATCATCTGGACTTGCAGAACAGGAGAGTTGCTTGTCAACGCGATCAACTGGCTCCTGGAGGAGGGTATCCCATTTGACCGAGTGAATGACCACGAGCCTGAGAACCTCGCGATCTATGGCGATGGAGGCAAAAAAGTCTATGCCAATGTCTACATCGACGACAAGAACCTCGGTGGCTTCCCTGGCTGGTACGAAACGATGCGACTTCTGAGATCGCACCCTGACTACTAAGCAGACCTACAACGATTGAGGGGGCGTGTGGCAACAGCTACACGCCCCCTCAAGTATTTGCTGTGAGAGGTATATTGGAGGTATCTTTGTGGTAGATAATCCCCACCACATCAGTAATATGCCCAAGGGTCGAAGTAAAGAGCTCATAGAGCGCCGAAATCGTGACCTCTATAAGGACTACCGTCACCTTATGGATGTGAAGAAGCTGCGCTACTCGGCAATCATCACTATGCTCTCTGAGAAGTATTACATCTCAGAGTTCACGGTGCTTGATGTGCTGCGCTCATGCATCCGAGAGGAGGATGAGCCCAAGGAGAGCAAGAAGGAGTTTACAGGCTTTAGGGTCTCTCGATGGAAGTCTCGAGCGCAATCCTCACAGGAGAGCTTGGGGGAGTTGTTTGTCGAGTGATAACCTCCGACACCCGACACGTGTAGGTCTCCTGGTAGACCTTAATGCCATGATCAAACGTGTAGAACTTGCTTTCTATTCGGACTAGCCCTGACCCCGCACTTCCCGACGGATGAAACCCCTGGAGGAGTTGATGCATACGTGCGCGCATCTCCTCGCGCTGTTGGATGAACATCTCTGTGCCACTACCGACGTGGGTGTCCTCATAGCAATCGATAAGTAAGCGCGCCTTGATGCGTGCTTCTCCGAACTGGCTCCCCCCTTGTATTTCACTCCAGTCGACCTGCTCTAGATCAACAAGTACTGCGGGGTATGTGAGCTCATACATGAGCTTACCATCATCATCTACAACCTCCAGCTGTCCATAGTCTTCGTCTACGACCATTAGCTCTGGCATACCATTCGAGATATGCTGTATGATGGGCAGAATTAAATACTCCATAGTTATTCCTTGAGTGCGTTATCGCTAACCTTGTTAATACTCTTGATGATCTCTTCGTTGATACGCTCGCGTAGCTCCTTACTCTCGCCGATGAACTGTCGCTTAGGCATACGTACCTTGATCATCAGCTTGTCGCGTGCGCCTAATGCTATGCGCTTCCACTTCTCGGCAGCCTCTCCTCCCTTGTCTCCCCCAGCGTGGTAGTACTGCGCCCAAAACCACTTGCGCATTTTGGGCGTGACAGTGGGGTTAGAGATAAGCATACCGCCCTCATTGTGTATGCGGGCATAAGGGACGGGGTTGTAAACCAGTACAGAAGCTCTACTCGGCACAGCTTCAATGCTACTCATTAAGTGGTTGCGTGCGGAGGTGAGCGTGCGGTACTGAGCTGAGGTGCTTGACCCTCCCTCTCGCTGGGCACGCTGCCATGGACGCAAGCCTCCATCGACGAAACCCGACTGTCGGAAGTTAGCCTTGTAGTGTTGCTTCGCCAGGACCGCAACCTTGCGAGGTAAGACTACATTGATCTCCTTCTCATACTCTGCGGTGAGTCGGGTAATGACTTTAAGGAGTTTAGCAGATTGCATTGTAAAAATTAATGACTATCTTTGTTTTGGATCTAGCCGTTGAGTAATCAGCGACTGGAACCCCCCTAAGGGAAGCCTCATGGCTTCCCTTTTTTAGTTTCGAAGACATGTGCCTTGCCTTTGTGGATGATGACTATGATTCTCTCCTTTGAGCTTCTCTCGAGGTAATTATTGACATAGGCTGTGACGACTTTCATGTCATAATTGGACGGTATCTCGATAGCGAAGTGCGTAGCCTGCGCCTTTGCAGCAGAGATCTTATTGTGGAGCTTCCCCTTCTGCTGTTCAGCATCAAGTATTTCGGGTTTATCCTTCATCACCTTTGCATCAAATAGTCTACCTCCAATCAAGTAGTCGGGGTTTTTCCTCTCAACAACGCCAGGCGGATGAAGAATAGCTCTTCTGCTTTTTGCGTCCTTGTCAGAGGGATCTACATATGGGAGTAGGTAAACCTTCTCACCTAGTACCTCTGTCAAGATCTTTGCTACACGTACATTTTCATCAAGCTCCGTCTTTAGATGATGCGGACTTACGTAAATCTTCCCCTCATACCCCTCAACCTCTGTGTAGGTTTCAGATAGAGGAGGCTTGGCAGAAGTCTCGTGTATCACCTTGTCTACATAAGGGCAATTATGGCAGTCCTTGACTCGATTAGAGAGGTGCTTGCGCACCCAGCCCTTAATGCCCTTGGAGGAGTAGAACGGGCACTTGGCGCAGCTCTCGGGATAATAAGGATGCTTATCGGTGATGAGCCCCTTATAGGCGGGGTTTCCCTCAAGCCCGCGCTGTGCCTGATGCTCTGGCTTTGCAGCCTCCTTGCGCTCTTGTGGATCGAGACGCTGCACATCAGCATCGGTGGCGTCTAAAGAGCACTTACAGTTCCAACGATCACCTGGCCGATGCTCTTGCCAGAAGGGGTCGTCGACAGGCAGGATGACGGGCTTTGACCAGAACACCTGATGGCTTGACTCGGGAGATACCGACGTGGTAGGCATCCACTGCAGGTTGGGGAAGATGTCCTTATTGGCCTCGAACTCGAGCCAGTCAGCCGCCTGATGAGCACGTATGACAGCGGTGTCGTACTCGGTGCGAAGCCATGAGCCTACCTGATGGCGAGCGATGGGCGCAACAGCCTTGCGCCACTCCTCGAAAGAGCGGAGCTTCCCGTCCTCACCTATAAGACGCTCCGCCATCTTTGTCCCCATTGCGTGGGTCTTGAAGACGGAGAATACCTCGTTGGAGTGGCGGATGCTGCGCAAGAAGCCTTCCTCGTGAGTAGGTGGGTTCACACTCTCGGATAGTCCTTGCACTGCCCCAGAGTTCATGATGCGCAGCACCTCCCTCCACGCTGTAGGCTCGATGTCGTTAGACACATCAAACCCATCGTATATCTTGTGTAGGAAGCCCTCCAGTACATCAGGGGAGAATACCGCCTCTGGTGGAGTGGAGTTGCTTATGGATGAGCAAGAGGTGCAGGGACAACCATAGTAAAGAGCATTTATTAGAAGTCGCTGTCCGCCCCGAGAGGAGTCTCCCCTGGGGCTAAACCGAAAAAATGCGCCAGCCTGTCCTTGATCCCCTTGCTTCCCTTGTCGTCTTTCGTAGGCTCTTCGGGTGGCGTTTTATCA